CAAGGTTACGTGGGTCGTTGACTACCTGTAGCCCTGTAATCGTTTTTAACGTGGCTGTCAGGTCGTCTAAAGCCTCGTTAAATAGGTCCGTGTAGGCAACAGGCATTTAAAATACCGCGGGCCTGTCAACGCCTAACAATTGTTTAATCATTGGGCTAAGGCCCATGCTGCCACCGGCGGCCAAACCATCAAAGCTAGAAAAATCGGTTACCGAACCGCGCTGACGGTAGAGGAAAGCCGCATATGCAATAGTGCCCAAAAGTACCGACGCGTTAGGAACCGTCGTCAAATTATCTTTGTATCCGGCTTCCTGTCGGCGTCGGTAGCAAAATTCGTTAGCGGCCTGTCGGCATTGCGTTATAAAGGTTTGGTCTGCCGTGGTAGCTGTGCCAATGCCTAGCCAGTCCTCTACTTGTGCGTCGGTTGTTACCCAAGTACAAGTGGGGGTTGTGGTAAGGGTGCCAACAGCGGGGCTAATAATTACGTTAGCTGCCGTCTTGGCGTACAGCACTTGGTTTTGTATTGGTTGTTCCGGTTCGTATTGGAAAAACCCGTACTCATCTACGCCAATAAAACGGTATTGCGGTAAAGCAACAACCGTATATGAACCGTTAAAGGTTGCGTCAACACCTGCGACGGTGAAAGACTGACCAACCTCTAACGGGTCAGCGTTAGTAAGTAGAACCAATACCGCGTAGTTGTCTACGAGATATTTTTGTGAGACCGAATAGACGGCCATAACTGGCCTACCTTTCGGGTGTTAAGCGTTTACCAATTTTACAAACTTGGTAGCGTCTGCCATAAACGCAGCAGCGTAGCCACGGAATGCAATCGTACGGCCAAGGGTGCTTGGTACATCAATTGAAATAGCGCCCTTTTGCTGTTCGTAGAATTCAAAACCGGCAGCAGGTCCGGCCGCATGGCCTACAACACCGCTAATCGTTCCGGTTGTGGTTCCGCCTGCCATGTTCTTGTCAACAACAAGTACGAGGCCCAATGGGTTGCCGTTCCACGATGTAGCAGACGACGTACCAAATGAGTTTTGGCCAATCAAGTTTGCTGCGCCGGTGAATGGAAATACAGGTTGGCCCGTTGTGGTTGTCAACATTCCAAGTTTCGCCCAAGTGACCGGGCTAACAAAATAATGCGTAGGCAAGTAGTTTGAAGTGTTACTAATTTGATATGCGGCACCGTAAATTGCGCTTAGCCATGCTTCAGGGTCGGTAATGTCTGACACGGTTTCGGTCTGTGTTACACCGCTTACCATTGTGTCTACCGCGTAGTTGTCCGTGGCCTGTCCGTAGGCGATTGATAATTGTTCCAAAACGATATTGAGCGAATTTGGGTCACTCCAGTCAAGGTCTTGTTCGGAGAGGGTCACATATGTACCGAAAGTTAGTTTGCTGATATCCGTGTTGCTAACAAAAACTGTTGACGGGTCAAGCGCTGTAAGTTGTCCGGTTGGCTGCTGTGTTACCACAGGGCGGGTAGTGATTTTTGGACGGCGGAAAGTTGCGCCAGCTGTTGGCATTGCTTTTACACCAATTGCCGAAACAAAAGGGCGAATAGCATTTAGCCCGTCATACACGCTGCCGGTAATAATTTCCGGCAAGATGCCCGGTGTACTCTCAGTATTAATATCAGGTGCAACGCCCGGTGCTGCTTGCACCATTGCGCTAGTAATGTTCGCGTTAAGTTGTGCAAAATCTGAACCGCCGCGAATAAATGAGGCCATGTATTCAGATGGTGAAGGCAAACGCATTTTACGCGCTTGTGCAAATAGTGGCTGTACTGAAGAGGCTTCTACTACCGCCGGTGCTTCTACTGGGTTTGACATTTCGGTTACTTCCTTTTCTTGGTCCTGTTCATTATTTAACTCTACTTCGTCGGGGTTTTGGTGGATACTTGCGGCCACCCTTTCCACTTTCGCGGCTTCAAACGCACCGTACGGCAATAAACTTAGCTCTTGCCAATCGGCGGCGGTAACAATCATTGTGCCTGCTTCGTCGTAACTAAACGCGGTAGGCAAAACACCAACGGAAACGCTATCTAAAACGCCGTCTTTTGCTAGCTGTAAAGCTTCGTCACCGGCGCGGGTTTCGCTTATGCGGGCTTCAAATAGCACCGTATCGCCTACAAGTTCGCGGGCCTCAACTATGCCTATGGGTTGCGTACTGTCATGGTAAAGATACATTTTAGGTTTCTTACCCTCTAGCGGTAAAGAGCCGGGCATAAAGCGTACGGCCTGCCCGTCGCTTACTACAGCGTCTACGCCGTATTGAATTGCGACGCCCGCGAGGGTGCGACGTGGCAGCGCGTCACCTTTCGCCGCGTCTAAATTTAAATCTTGGGGGGTTAATCTAAGCATTGCTTTGCCTCATTTCTTCGGGCGTTTCCTCTACGTAAACTTCCGTGTTGTATTCGTTCGCTAGGTAGCTTTCAATATCAAACATAACACCGGTACCACGTGGCAGCACGTTATCCGCGCTTAGTGTTTCTTGTATGCAATCTATGTAAGGTTTTACGCCAAACGTGTAAAGGTCTCGTGACGCTTCGCTACTTGACACGTACGAATAGTTACCAATAGATACCGAAACAAGATATGCGGGTACATTAGCAAGGCGCGCAATCTCTTTACTTTGATATTCGGCGGCGTCAATTAACAACATTTTGTCAGGCGTTGCGGTGTTAGGAATTACCTCTACAAATTCGTTCACCGCACACGTGGCCGAATTTAATCTTGCGTTATCGTAGGCGGCCGACATATCCGCCAATTCTTGGGCCGACATAGGCTCCCCGCCCACCTGCCGCAAAGTCGTGGCAGGCATGGTTGACAGCGCGTTGCGGTTACGGGCCTGTTCCAACTTAAGCGCGGTATTAATTGACGTCCAACCGGTATAAATCAAACCTTGTATAGGTGACATAAATTGGATTATGTCTTTATAGTCCATTGGTAAACCGTTAAACAAAATTTGTTTAGATGGTCCGAAACGTACCGCCGATTGTTGGTCTTGCAATGTAATCATGGCGGCAGGTAGCCGCGTAAAGTTCATTGGATAACCGTCGGCGCCTCTCTCTGTAACGTACCAATAGGCCGAACCATAAAATAATAAATCGTCAAATGTCCAACTTAGTAAAAAGTTATTTGAGACGCCTTTATCTATACGACGCAACCAACTACGAGGGGCCTCGGGAATTTTCTCTAGCTCTTCACCGTTCCACATTTCCTTATACATCACTAACGGCAAACAACCAATAACACTTGCCATAAGGTCGCGCGCACGTGAAAGCGTAGGAACCTGCATAAAACGCGCGCGTTGGTCACCCTCTACATATGCGTAAAAGTTGTTAATTTGTGTAGCGCCTGCGTTGCCACCCGCGGCGGCTTTAACGGTTTTAACCGGTTCAGGTTTGCTAGTGAAAATGCCCATGGGTTTATTGTGTCACAATCTCAAGGTTTTGGGTGGCACTAGTCGGCGCCGACAATCCCCGACGGAAAGCTAGCCAACTAGTGCCGCCTCAAGATTAGCGAATAGCCGAAACTATTACAGGTTTACCAACGGCTTGCGGCCGTGACGATAACGCCGCGGCCCAAATCATACAGCGGCAAGCCTCAATAGGTCCGGGGCTTCTCAAGCTGCTAACCGTTATGCCGTTTTTTTCTCGTATCAGTACAGCCCGTTCTACATGGCTATTTAACAAGTTTTGATTGTTGTGCGTTATTTTGTTTTCCAAAATCATGGCACGTACCGCGCTAGTCCATTTTAAAAGCTCTTTATAACCAACGATTACGCACCGGGTTTGTAGTTTTAGTGGCCGTGTGTTTTCCAGTACGGGAACAATGGCAAGTTTAAGGTTTGGGTTTGCGGCTATTTGCTCGTCTACTTTGGCCCACAATTCGGTAACGGTTTCGGCTACAAACGCCAATACAACATGGGTTTTACCGTTTACTTGGACGGCGCGCACCGCTGTATAGGTGCTTTCGTCTAACGCCATTTCAACAGCTAACACGCCGCCGGGTGGTGCCGGTTCGTCTGTTGCCAGCTGTTCAAATACGCCCGGTGCTAGCCAACCATTGTTTACCGCTTGCCAAAGGTTCACGGACGCACGTAGAAAGGCGCTACGGTTCGGGCCTTGTGCTTCGCCCTCTATAACGTCCACGTCAATTAGGCCGCCCGCTAGAGCCGGGTTAGCGTATTCCCAAGCCTCAACCGTCATAGGGTCAACCGTTGGGGGTGGGCTGTATTCGGCAAAATATAAGTTTGTTTGGTTGCCGGTATCTATTGCTTTTAACCCTTGGTCTCGCCAGCGCAAGAGGGCCGTACTTTCCTGCGTACCCGCTGTACTCACCATGAGGCAAAGAGGGTTACGCCGCGCACGTTGAGACGGTAACAACCCGTCGTCTATGGCGGCCTCAGATATTTGCCATACCTCATCGGCTGTAATCAAATCGCAAGAATAGCCGTGACCGGCTGCCGGAGTAGCGGCGCGAATATGCCAAACGCTGCCATTAGGCATAGTTAGTTTTTGCCGGCCATACGACCAAGAAACCTCAGCACCAAACTTGGCCTCAAGTATCGGCGCTAAGTAATTGAATTGCGCGGCCGTTAAATCCAACTTATGGCTAACACTTATAACCGTTTGGGGTTGCCCGCGTAGCTCTGTTTCCTTAGTTAACCAATGCCCAATAACCGCCGACGATAAAAGGCTTTTGCCATTCTGTCTAGCCACGCTAATAAGCCCAATACGGTGCAACCATTTGCCATCATCATCAAAAGCCGTTAAACCCTCAAGGCAATGACGTTGCCAACTCATTAAAGGCGTGTTTAAAACCCTCTCCGCAAAATCAGCTACATCGCTAGCACGTGATTGGAAACCACTGTGCGTGGTTGTTTCTAATCGGGGTTGATAGCGGCCAGTTCGGGCCAGTTCGCGCAAACCCTTATGGGATATAGGATTAGAAGAG